ATAGAATTTAATCTCATTATCACACCTTCTTTGAATAAAACCAGCTTCAGTTTCCACAAAGAAATCTTTAAGCACATTTTTAATAGCATCCTTTTCATCTTGTGTCCTCGCAGTAAGTAATCGGAATATTTTGTTTATATCTAATGGGAGTGGTTCTTCATTAAGATAATATTGATCAAGCAGTTGATGATAACAACCATGCTCTAACAAGGTTAAGTGGCCTGTGTCAGCCCTGTAATCTGATATGTTATGTTGATAATAATGCAATTAGTTCCCTTTCTCTTATCGTGTCTTTTTTTATTATTAACTAATTTTTATAGTTCGCGCAAGTATTTTTGTATTATTTTTTGGCCTTCTTCAAACCCATAAGCCACTTCCGCACCATAACCCATTGATTCTGCTAAATTAAGAAACAATTCTTGATTCTGTTGTAATCTTGCACTTTTGTCTGCCTTCATCTCTATAAATAGCCCATGAAGGCCATTTGCTGGAATCATAAGGAACAAATCGGCCACCCCTGCCGTTACCCCCTCTTGTTTAAGTTTAATGGCCGTTCCGATATGCCTAGCGCCCCCATTTGGAATAGCCCATAGACATTTAGCCATTAATGGATATTGCAACCTAAACCATTTAATAAGCAAAGTCTGTGCCAGGTGTTCGTTATTCTTCATAAATATATTTAAAAAAGCTTGAAATAATTATTGATAGGTATATATTAACACCTAGCAACACATTATTAACGAAACTTAAAGGAAACTAAAATGGAAACAGTAAAATTAACACTTAACCAAAGCCAACTTGCAACAGTAATGATTGCAGTCAATAAAGAGCTAGAAAATGCTCGCAAAATAACAGACCAAGAATTTAATAACGAATCAACTAGAACTTTAATGCAAAAGAATTTAAAAAACTTTGCTGATTTAAATAATCAATTAGGTTGGATTGCTTTTGAGTTGCTAAAAGGCAAAACTTCTTTTAATATAACTAAAGGGATGGCATAAGCCACCCTTTTTTTAAAGGAAACGATATGAAACTACTAACCGCACTATTAATAGCACTACCAATCGCTTCATTTGCAGGCGAATCACCGAAGCTTCGTTATAATTGGGTTGAAAACAAATATAACTACGCCCCTAAAGATGCCAAGCTTAAATATAATTGGACTGCTGACAAATACGAATTTGTTGCACCTAATTCAAAACTCAAGCATAATTCGCAAAGTGGTAATTACGAGTATGTTCAAACACAAATTGATCCTTATAAATCTGAAATAGGGGAATAACATGACAAGACAAACAAAACAACTTTGTATTTTTGCAATTGCAATATGGGCTTATTTTGGTTTATGGCTTTATGTCCTAGCTCCAATGGCCATTGAATGGTTGGGTAAATAATATGTTGCCAAAACAAGAAGATGGGTTTAAAATACCCATAAATCAACAAGTTACTGGAGCTTCTATGAGCAACCAAGAACAAGAGATGCAACACAAGATTCATATTCGCACCATGATGAATCCTGATCCTGATTTTTTAGACCTAGAACCTCATATCTCTTTACAAGAGCTTATTGAGCATCATATTACTTTTAATGCCGAAGTTTTTTCTGATTTTTACGATGAAGTTGCAATTCAAAATCAAGTAAAGAATATTCTTTATGATCGTAAAGATGATAAGATTGGCCGCATTAAAGATTTATACGATGCGGAAATTAAAAGCATTGCAAAGTTTATAGCTGAAAACTATGAAACAAATACTTTTGCGAAATGGGCGTATGAAGATACAATATCGCATGTAATTTAACGAAACTTTTTAGGACAAGATAAGATGAAAACATCAGATAGCATTAAACATATAGCTGAAGCTTTAGTAGCGGCGCAAAAAGAAATTAGATTTGCCGTTAAAGATTCAACTAACCCTCATTATAAATCCAAGTATGCCAATATTAATTCAGTTATTGATGCCGTTAAAGCGCCACTCAATAATAATGGTATTGCTATCCTTCAATCATTAAGTCCTTCCGATGATAATAAACTTCATCTAACTACTCGTTTAATTCATAATTCGGGCGAGTGGCTGGAAGATACTGCCGTTTGTCCTATACAAAAACAAGATGCTCAAGGTCTAGGTTCTGCAATTAGTTATATTCGCAGATATTCTATTTCTAGTTTTCTTGCTCTTTATGCTGACGATGATGATGGCCAATCCGCAGTTCTTAATGCGGCAGATTATCTTCAAAGAATTACCCAATCACAATCATTAGAAGAACTCCAGGCTAATTATAATTTTGTTATGGGCGAAGTTAAAAATGATAGAACTTTATCTAAATTAATTATTGATGCAAAAGATAAAAGAAAGGCGGAACTATGATTGACGGATCAAGAAACAGTAATTTTTACGGAGTAAAGCTACCTTATTCAGATCAAGAATTAATGGCTATAGAAGCTCGTAAAACAAAAATAGAAGCCCTTAAAAGAGAACTTGGTGATAAATACTTATTAGCCCCTCTTTATGGCAAAATTCAAAGCCCTAAATTATGAATAGAATAATTAGAGGTATAGAGCAGGGAAGCCCCGAATGGATGGCTTTAAGAATAGGCCGCATTGGTGGTAGTCGTATTTGTGATCTTTTAACTGAAGGTCGAAGTGGTGCTGAATCTTTAACTAAAAGAAAATATAAGAATGAGCTTATTAGGGAAAGATTGACAGGTAAAAAATTAGAAACCTATAAAACCCCTGCAATGCAAAGAGGAATCGATTTAGAGCCAATGGCTAGGGCATGGTATGAAGTTAAATATAATACCTTTGTGGATCAGGTAGCAATCGTTCTACATCCTACTATTGAAGGTGGCCAATGCTCACCTGACGGATTAGTTGATTCTACTAATTCTTTGATCGAAATCAAAATACCCAATCCTGAAAACCATTTGGACAATATCCTTACAGGTGGCAAACAGTTAGAACAATATTATGATCAGGTTATGTGGCAATTAGCTTGCGTGCCTGGTTCTAATGGAAATGAAAAAAGAGAATTTTGCGACCTTGTATCTTATGATCCTGATATGCCCGATCATTTACAAGGATTCGTAAAGCGTATTTATCGAGATGATGAATACATCCAAACCATGCAAACTGCGGTGATCGCCTTTTTGTCTGAAATAGAAACTATCGTTAATAACTTAAAGGAAATACAAAATGGCAATAACCCATGATCTAATCGCTAAAACAGGCGAATACACTAATGCGGCTGGCGAAACAAAAGCTCGATGGACTAAAGTTGGTGTGGCAATGTCGAATAAACAAGGTGGCACTTCACTTCTCATAGAATCTATTCCTGTTAATTTTGACGGCTGGGTAACAATGAGAGAACCGCAACCTAAAGCTGAAGTAACTTCAATAAATGGATCAGATAAAGCTGACCTACCATTTTAATGATTTTCTTGAGGTTTGTTTTCACTCAATATGAAACAATAAGTTTATAGAATGAAAATTCTATATAACTTTAGGAGCTTATTATGTGGACTACACCTTCAGCAACAGAAATGCGTTTTGGCTTTGAAGTAACTATGTATGTAATGAATAAATAGTTATTTTAAATAAGGTGAATAGCGTTCTTCAGAAAAACTTATCCACCAATAATTAAGGGGCTTTATGCCCCTTTTTTATTTAATGTAATGATCGCCTGTATTATCATTAAGGCCAATCATATCAATCTTATCTTGATCCCATGAAGTTGTTTCATCGGAATCATAATAGCGTTCTTCATAAAGTTTATTCTTTTTATTGCCCCAAATCTTTTCGTAATTCTCGTCATACAAGTTTTTTTGTTTAAGTTTATTAGTTGAACCTTTACCTGCTTCACTATATTTACTTGCCATAATTTTCCTTTACCCAATTAGAAAAGTTAATTAAATCTTCTGTATCAGCATTATGTTTCATTGTATTAGCTTTAGATGATATTACTTGAATGTTGCCTTTTGTATAACCTTTAGAATTATCTATTCTATCAAGGCTAGGACTTAAATCTCTATTTCCATCAACCGATTTTTTTAAGGGAAGTCCAAGAATAGGACAAATTTTAGGGATAACTATGTCTGATACTTCTATATCAAACGCAATACCTTTAGTTTTTGCTCGGTGTTGCGCTTGTTGAAATAAATTCTTTTCGCGATTGATTGCCTTCCAATCTCTTAAATACTGACATCGATTGCTTTTGTCTTTTAAAGGCATTGTTTTATTTTTTAATTTTTAAACGCGCCCACTCATAAATTCTAATGCAATACCAAACTATTGATAATAAAGCCGCTATTGCTGGTAAAAATTTCATTACTGCACCAAGAGCCGTAACTCCCGAAACTGTATCTAATAAATGCTTTGTATGTTCTTCCATATTCATTTTCATTTCTTTCTACTAATTGATAAGATGCTTTTCAATAGCCAAATAAAGGCTACCATCATTGTTGCCGCAAGATATATAAGCAACAGAGCCATCAGATAGTAAAATAACCAAATAATTTTTACCATCAAAGTAATCAACGCCAATATCTTTGATTGTTTTATTTTGTAGAAAATCGAAATGATCGTCAATGGTATCATGGGAATCTTGCATTCAAACTTTCTATCACTATTTCAGGACTGACAAATTTGTTAGCATCATGTTCCGTTTGTTCCCACCATAGGAATTGGTTTTGAACCAAATTGTTTCGATCCTTTATAAGATTAATATTTTCAGGGTGTCCAAATATCAAAGGATCAGAAACCGACCACAATACTATACCATATTTTTTCTTATCCCAACCAAAATGTTGAAAAAAAGAATCGCAACTTATCCATGTTTTGCATTCATTCACAAGGCTTTCAAGTTCTTTTAGTGATAAGTTTTTTCTAAAATCATCGACTAATTGTTCTTCACCATCTATACCTACTTGAACTATTGGTTCTTTAATTAGTCTAATAAGTTCCTTCCAATAAGGATAATTTTTTGCATTTGTTTTACCGCTTCTTAAAGCTTTAGAATAAGGACTAATAATAATCATATATACATTTTTCTATAAGCATTTTCTAAATTGTCAGTCCATTTCCATTGCGCCATTTTTCTATAAATATTCCATTGCTCTATATCACCAAATAAAACTTTAGCTTCAGCAATAGAACGACCAGGCACTATGTCAGGATAGCAAGTAAATACTTCCGCATTTGTAATGTCAGGCATTACATGACTAAATACAATATGATCGCCCATGCCGCAGTTAAGCACCACAATCTTTTTATCTTTATAAGCAATTGTATTTCTAAATATTAATTCATCTTGCTCATATAGTTTTTGATTTGTTTCTGATCTGATACCACCATTAGGATTTTTAAGATGCCAACTAACTGCATTAGGAACTGCAAGAATTTTATACCCTTTTAAGTATAAGCCATAAGTAAATAAAGTTTCTTCCCGATGTGCTACTCTTGAAAGCCCTGTGTTGTAATCATGCACCCCAGCTCGATAAAGAAAAGAACAATGAAGATGCTCAACTTCTTTTACTTTATGAATAAATGACCATTGAATATTAGGCTCTGTATCTATATTTTCTATTTTGCCTGTAGGCCTAAAGCTTTCAAATCGTAATGGCGGCGTTAATATTGCGCCACCTACTGCACCTACTTTTTTGCTTGTATAATTAAATAAAGTTTGTAAGACATTTGGTTCGGGTATTGCGTCATCATCAACGCGCCATACCCAATCAAAACCCATAGTGTTAGCCATTTGATGAATATGATGCTGACCTTTTTTGTGAGCATAAATCCATTCCCATTGAATGCCTTTAATATCAAGCATTTGAAAAAAGTAACTATAAACCAACTCTTTTCGCATATCTTCAGGCTCATCATTGTCATCAAAAATAACAAGTTTATCAACCTTTTTTGTTTGATTAATTATAGCGTTAAGCGTTAAAGGTAAAGTAGTTTGATAACGGCCACGAGTGGCTACCGAGCAAAGAACCTTATCCACGATCCCACCGCATAATCATAAGATTAAATTTATTTTTGTCATTAATTTCAGGTAAAGTTTCCGAAATGTAGCCATGTTCGTTAATATAGTTATATTGAAAGTCGGGAAAGTGTGATTCGTTTAGGCCATGAAGCTTATGATGCTCGCCCCAAAAACCTACAGGCTCATTATGCGGAGTAGTTAATAAAAGGCGTTTGCAATGTTGTTTAAGTTTTTGTGCCATTTCAAGGCCATTATCAATATGCTCAATAAATTCAAAAGCAATTATGGTGTCATATTGCGCTAAAGGATAGGTGTTAATATTAGCGTTAGTAAAAGATGCGTTTAAGCCCCATTCCTGTTCGCGTGCGACCTCTATAATTATAGGATCGTAATCTAAACCTAGATAGTTTGAATCATTTGGAAGGAATTGAGAGCCGTAACCTGTAGAGCAACCTATCTCAAGAATATTTTTGCCTAATAGATTGCGGTTAGCCCAAAGATAACGAGTGGCTTCTCTAGGATAGACGGGATCGCCTTTTAGAAAAACCGCTCGCTCATAATTGTTAGATAATAAATATCTATAGTATTGTTGATCGTGTTGTTTAGCATACGCTAAAGCATCTTGTTTTGTCTTGTCCATATTTATCCTTTAAATTGGATATACTAAATCTATCCTACTTGATGTTGCTGGCGCGGTTGCAAATACAACTGATGTTCCGTTTGATACTGTAACATCAACTGCATTAACCATTTTAACACCTTGACAAAATACTTCTATTTTTCCTGAAGTATAAGTATTTGTAGTGGTAAATGTGGTTTGAGAAGCGCTAGAAGTAAATTGATCATAAACCATTTGTTGCGTTCCATTTATTCCGCTATATCCTGAATAACCTGAAAATCCGCTAGTTCCATTTGCTCCACTAAATCCTGACACACCAATATTAATACCTGTATAAGCAACAGATTGAACAACATCGGTTATTGTGCAAGGGCTAATAGTAAATGTAGTGCCATTTGTTGCAGTAACATCAGCCGCCGCTAATTTAGCACCATTTCTAAATACATCTAAATATCCAACAGTATATGCAACAGTAAATACAGTTTGAGAAGCAGTTGGAGTGAAATCAGTTACAACTCTTGAAGTGCTAGTTGCGTTAGTGCCACTATAACCTGAATAGCCACTAATACCACTTCCTGAATATCCTGAAATGCCGCTATATCCACTTATGCCTGACGCACCGCTATAACCACTAATTCCTGAATCACCACTAAAGCCCGAAATTCCTGACGCTCCGCTAAAGCCTGATATGCCTGAATAACCGCTTATGCCACTATCGCCGCTATAGCCTGATATTCCTGAATAACCACTAAAGCCACTAACGCCTGATCCACTATATCCACTAATTCCTGAATCACCGCTATACCCACTAATTCCTGAAAAGCCTGATATGCCACTAAAACCACTATAGCCACTAATACCACTATCACCGCTAAAACCTGAAATACCACTATGGCCACTATAGCCTGATATGCCACTAAAACCGCTAAAGCCTGATATGCCACTATAACCACTATAGCCCGATACACCATTAACAAGAGCAAATATTAAATTGTGATTATTTGCAAAGTTTGTTGTTCCTGTGCCGCTACTTGAAACTAAAGTAACAGGATAAGCCCAATAGGAAGTAGAAGTTGCTGGATTATAATTAACAGGCGTTCCATTAATAACCCATGTTTGAGAATTAACACTTGAGTTTGCATCTTGAATAACAAATTCTTCAGTTTGTTGTAATAAAGATAAATAAATATCTATATCAACATTGTTTTCATTAAGGTGTGAAACATTAACTATAGTTGAACTTATTTGAGTTGCATTATCCCAAGTAATAGCACCATCGCCTGGATAACCTGATAATGATCCTGTGTTTGCATGGTATTCAAAAAAGCTGGATGATGATCCAGGAATGCCACTAAAGCCGCTATAGCCACTATACCCTGATATACCTGAATCGCCGCTATATCCGCTTATACCACTATCACCGCTAAAACCGCTAATACCGCTATCGCCTGAATATCCGCTAATACCGCTATATCCTGAATCGCCTGACATACCGCTATCGCCACTATAGCCGCTAAATCCTGAATATCCGCTTATACCTCGTGATACAAATATAGTCCAATAAGTAGGATTAATATTTGGTGAAAAGCCAAAAGGCGGAACATTTAAAATTGCAATATAAGTTTCATCAGCGTAAGTAACAATGTCATTAATAATATATGCGGCATTGTAATCCCACACCCCTTGAAAATATAATCCAATACCTGAATAGCCTGAAATACCTGAATCGCCACTATATCCACTATAACCGCTTATACCTGATTCGCCTGACCATCCTGATATACCGCTATCGCCTGACCATCCACTAATTCCGCTATCGCCGCTAAACCCACTAAATCCACTATTACCACTAAATCCACTAATACCGCTATCACCTGAATAGCCGCTTTCACCACTATATCCGCTTTCACCACTATAGCCACTATATCCACTTGTGCCTTCACCGCTATAGCCGCTAAATCCTGATTCACCTGACCAGCCGCTTATACCACTATCACCACTAAAGCCTGAAATACCTGAATCGCCACTAAAACCTGATTCGCCGCTATATCCTGAAATGCCTGACGCGCCACTATCACCGCTAAAGCCACTTATACCTGAATCACCACTATAACCGCTAAAACCTGAAATACCACTAGCGCCAGGTGGCCCTACAATTTGACCTACATTAACCCAAACTGATCCATCCCATACATATAAATCACCATTAGAATCAACAATGTATGCGTCATTTATATTTGCGCTTGGTGGTAAAGCCGCAGGATTAGCAACACTTCCAATAATATTAATTGATGTGCCTTGTTGTCCGCTATAGCCTGAAAAACCGCTATAGCCTGAAATGCCTGAATCGCCGCTATAGCCACTATCACCGCTAAATCCTGAAATGCCTGAATCACCGCTAAATCCTGATATACCGCTATCGCCACTATAACCACTAATACCTGATGCGCCGCTATAACCGCTAATGCCACTATTGCCACTATAACCTGACGCACCTGAAAATCCACTTATACCGCTATTACCTGACCATCCGCTAATACCTGAATAGCCTGAATAACCGCTAATTCCACTATAGCCACTAATGCCTAAACCACTATAACCGCTAATGCCTGAAAATCCTGAATAACCCGAATAGCCTGATGCACCTGATGATCCTGCAACACCACGATCAATTGTAATTTCAGTAGTTGGTGTTGGTGTTACTTCAACAGTTATATTATTACTGTCAATAACATCAATAGAATAATTAGCCATATTAATTTACCACGCCGTCTGATCTAACTAGGAATAGTAAAAAAATAATCATATCTTGAGCGGGTGTTGTTCCTACGGCTGGAAATGAAATTTTAATACGGCCTGAAAAACCAACGCAAGGATCGGCGTTAATATCTAATTGAGGATCAGAGGAAATAACTGTCCATGTTGATTCATCTATTTCTAAAGTAAATGTGCCTGATGCATCAACACGATTAGATATGGTTAATGAAACAGG